GAGCACTTGACTACGAATCAAGGTGTCGGGAGTTCGAATCTCTCTTGGGTCACCAACAAAACCACTTTTATTTTGTCGGGATAAACAGTTATGTTTTTAACGGCAAGCTCAAACAGGGTCTTGATAAATTCAGGACTCTGTTTTTGTTTGAGTTGTTTTTGAAAAGTATCAATGATTTTATCAATATCAAAGGTTGTAGACTGTGCGATAGCCTGTCTGTCTTCGGCTTCTTTAATTTGCGTCCTGAGCCGCAGTATTTCTTCCTTGATTTGCGTCATTTTTGCGGATGTAAATTCATCTTCCCGGTCGGTCATATACAAATCGTATAATTTATCAAGCCTTTTAGAAGCATCGCTCTCCTGCTTTTTTAGCCTTTTTACCTGGTCTGTATAGTTAGGAACTTTGACACCCATGTTGTTTTTAGCAATAATTCTTTTTATCTGGTCGTGTGCGTCCGGAGCCGTAAATAATTTTCGGATTAGCTGGTATACTGTGCTTTCAATATCATCACGATTGATAAACTTCTGCAGGCACTTTTCTTCTCCGAGAAGACGTCCTTTTGGACATCTGTAGTAATAATTCTTTATACCACGGCTGTTTTTCGTCGAGTGCGCAACCATAGCAGACCCACATTGCCCGCAATATATAAGACCTGATAAAGCATAGATAGCTTTTGCTTTTCCTGCTCCTGATCTCCGTTTATTCTGATCCAATTTAACCTGCACCTCCTCAAAAATTTCTCTTGAAACAATGGCTGGAATAACATTTTTAAAATACTGAACTTTGGCACTTACCTGGTGTGTATTTCTTTTCCCTTTCCGAAATAGCGTTTTGCCGAGATAAAGGTCTCCGACGTATTTTCGATTGCGCAGGATCTCATATATAGAAGCGATGGTAAATTCTTTTCCTGCGCGATTTCGGTAACCTGCATTAAAAAGCCGCTTGCGTATAACGCCGTAATGGACACCTGCGGAGTACCAGTCAAAAATCATACGGACGGCAGGTGCCTCGTTTTCGTTGATGATTAGCTTTTTATCAGCATCGATAGAAAAACCGTAAGGTGGACGACCACCTGTGCATTTACCTTGAATTGCGTTTTCACGCAGGCCCTTTTTGATTTCGTTTGAAAGATTCCGCGAATAGTAAGCTGCCATGCCGACTAGCATAGATTCCATCATCTGCCCTTCCGGGGACGTGCTATCAATATCCTGTCGACTGTAAGCATATTTTACGCCGGCTTCTTCCAGCTTGTGCTTTGTTATGTAATAGTCAAGCTCATTCCGGGCATTGCGATCTATTTTGTGAAATACTACGACATCAAATTTTCCCTTCTGCGCATCTTTTAGCATAAGTTTATACTGTTCACGGCCGATGGTCGTAGTGCCTGATTTTGCTTCATCGGCATACTTTGCAACGATAGCGTAATTGTGCTTTTTGCAGTATTCAGTACTGTCTCTGAATTGCGCAAGAATAGATTCTTCACGTTGGTTTTCGGAAGAAAATCTGGCGTATAAAGCGGCTCTAAGCATAAAAAAATCAGCTCCTTTTTGAAACCCGAGCTGATTGTGATATAATTATAAAGTAATCAGCCCGGGGTGGGTTATTACACGATAGCGGGATTTTTACGCTGCTATTTTTCTTTCACGTATGTAAAGTAGATCCATAACAGAATTAAAAATACTATAATACTACTCATTAGCAAACGCTCCTTTCCAAAAGCTACATAATTTCTGACTGTCTTAGTACAGCTAAGCCTAAAATTTTTATGCTTTCACAATTATCTTCGGTAAAAAACATAGGTGCATACTTACTATTAGCCGAGGCTAAAGATACTGTTTTACCTGATTTATAAAAACGTTTTAGACAAACTTTCTCGTTATCTATTTCAACGCAGGCGATTTTACCGTTTGGGACTTCGGGCATTGATTTAATAAAAACTATATCGCCGTCGTTGATGTTTGCGTCGATCATACTGTCGCCGCGGACGGTGATACAGAAGTCGACGTCATATTTATTCTCTATATCATAGTACGGGGTATCTTGATTGAGGTCTTCCAGAGGTTCCCCTGCGGCCGCATAGCCGAGCATGGGGACTTTTTTAAATTGCGGGCGATGGGCGCCAGGTGGAATTGGCTTATCGACATCCCAACCCATAATTACCGCGGGACTTATTTGCAACACTTCGGCCAGCGCAGCAATTCGATCCCTGCGCATGTTTGCGATATCGCCCGATTCCCAGCGAGATACAGTTGCAGGAGACACGCCGACTCTTTTTGCTACATCTTCAAGTGTTAACTCTAATTCTATCCTTCGCTCTTTTAATATGTCTTTTACTTCTATATCCATATCATCACCTCTTTTGATCAAATTTTACCACGCATTTTACGAAAAAGCAAATTATTTTGTAAAAAAGCATTGACTTTTACAAAAACGCAAGTTATACTATTTACGTAAACGCAAAAGAAAGAGAGGTGAGAGTCGAATGCTAGATAAAAATAAGTTTAAATATTTCGCAGCAGAAAAAGGTATTCCGCTGAATATCTTAGCTACGAAAATGGGCATGAATCCTGCTACACTTAGCAAAAAATTAAGCGGATTTACGGAATTTACACGTAAAGAAATTCAGGACTATCAGAATCTGATCGGGATATCAGATGCCGAAATGCTATCAATTTTTTTTAGCCAATAATTTACGCAAACGCAAAATCAAAACTAATAAAACGAGGTGATAGAAATGAATGAAGAAAAAGCAAGGCAATTTTTTGATTTAGTCAACGGGTTAACTTATCTGGAATGGGATATGCTGTCTCGCGAAGTAGAGAAGTTTTTCAAATCTATCCAATTGGAAAGTGTCCTCGACATGAACGAAGCGGGAAAAGCTTTCGCAGTCAAGGACACCATAAAATCGGAAAAAGTTTTCAAAGATATCAGAGAAGTAATGCGCGACAGCTTAGCTCCCCATCCGAATGATTGAGGCTACAACTTCTTGGACAACCGTGAGACTTAAAGCTCCGCCGATTTCCGTTAGTTTTGCTTTAGTCTTTTCCCACATACTGTCGCTACGAATAAGTTCTAAATATTCGCACCCGGCAAAAGTTATTCGCTTTACAAGCATATCATCGCCGTCTTTCGTACTGGCGTCTATGTAGTCGATAAACCCGGCATCCGCTAAAAGCGAAAGGTGGAAAAATACCTTTTTAGGGTCTGGACACAAATCTAAAAAGTGATAGACGGAAAGAAAATCATCGGCGTCTTCAATCCTTAACAGAAAATTTCTTAACAAATCTAAGTCGTATTTCATATCGTCACATCTCCTTTCTGTCTCAGATTATAGACAAAGAGGAGCGGTAAAGCAAAAGATCACATTAATTTCTTCCCTCCGACGAGCCGCTCGCAAATAACGAGTTGTTATTGCCATATCCATTGTGAACTGTGTTATGCTCGACAACTATTAAGCCGGGCGGCTCGCCGGAGGGAAGAACAAAAGAAGCGAGGTGATCAAATTTGAGAGTTTCAGACGATCTCCCGTCGGTTATCGAAGTCAGTTATCAACCGCCGGGAGAAGAAGCGGATTTTCACGAGTACAAGCTGGCGAAGTGGATTATGAGCTTATCGAAAGAACAGGAGAAATCAACATGATTGACAGATTAATAATCTATTTATGGCTTTTCCTGTCCGTCGTACTGATTATCGCAGTCGCGGAGAAGCTATCATGATTAAATATTTAACAGCTTTCATAGCAATTGTTTTCTTAGCCGGCTACGCAGTACAGCCGCCAGAAAAGACGGTGCCGTACAAAGTCACGGTAGCGCGCGGTGAAAGTGTGTGGGACGCTTGCGCAAGGGTCGCTAGTGATAAGGACCACATGCAGGAGCTGGTCTACAACGCACTGAAAGAAAACCGCATCAACGATCCCGGCAATGTTCAGCCGGGTACGGAGTTAGTTATTCGAGTAAAGGCGGTGAAGTAAAAATGGCATGTAGGGGAGATGTCGATACCGAAGACGTAAATATGGTGGCACAAGTGGCCCGTAGCGGGGAGTTCATACTATGCGGATATCTTAAAAACTTCGAACACAGCATGTCTAGTGATCGGAAAGAAAAAGTGATTGCAGCTATGGATTTCTTTGAAACGTTAGCTAATCACTTAGAGACATTAACGGTCGCTGTTGAAGACATGAATTATAGAGAGGAGATGTATGAATGCGGAGAAGACTATTAACTATTTTATTCACATTGTTAGCACCCTTCGCGGCGCATGCGGAATGGATCGTCGCAGAGTGCAGCGCTTACACACCGAGTGACTGCGGTACGATTACCGCAACAGGCGAAACTGTCCATGTCGGCGGGG